TCGCCTGGTGTATAAGTGGCTTGTTTCATAGCCGCTTAATGGCGAATCTGCTTCGGCTTGTTGCACTATTGCTTCGTTAATATTCATTTCTTGTTCAAAAGTAGAAAGAACATCACGCAGTGTTTGATCAGTATCTTCGCCTGCAGGTAAATCTAGTATTTCTTTAAATTCTTGCCCGTCGTATATCTGTTTTAACTTTAGTCTATATAAATGAGGATACCAAGTTTGGCTAAATCCCTCAGCAGCACGACTTACTTCGTCTACTACATAAAACCTTTTTAGTGCAACACTAAAATCGTTTAGTGCATACTCGTCTTTTAGGTGTGGTAATTCTAATACATCACCTGCTAGTGGCTTTCGACCAATAGTTTTAACAATACTGTTAATATGTACTGTAAGAAAAAGTGTATCATTTTGTAAAAATAATCCAAACTGACTTAAATCAAAATCAATATCTTGAACATTATAAATGCCTCTTACACTATATACATCCGGATCATATTTTCTATCTCTATTTTCTAAAAAAAGCAAGTCTTGAATGTTTGTTTCTTTTACTGAGTCGTACTGAGGTCTGTCAGCTGTACTAGCCTCCTCTGTAGTGTTTTCAGGACCAAGATACTTGTGTAAGTGAATATCAGTTCCCCCTACAGTAAACATCTCTCCGATTGTTTGATCAAGGAAATTATAATCGTTTCCTTTTTTTGGTTTGTATAAACTAAGTCTTGGCATATACATATTTATCGACAACGATAAATACTATTGGAGAACTTTAATGGCAGATAGCAATTTAGTAACACAAAAACAGGAAGTATTTGATTATGTACATACCTTTTTAGGCGGTGGCATGGTTGATGTTGAACTAGATCCTGTACACTACGAAACAGCACTTACAAAGGCGCTAACTCGCTTTAGACAACGTTCGGATAACTCAGTAGAAGAAAGTTATATATTTCTACAAACAGAAGTAGATCAAAACTCTTATACATTACCGCACGAAGTTATGGAAGTTCGAACTATATTCCGTAGAAGCATAGGCTCAAGAACAGGCGGCGGCGATGGCGGCACACTATTTGAACCGTTTAATATGGCATACACAAACACCTATCTGCTGTCGAGTTCAAACATGGGCGGATTAGCAACATATGATTTCTTTAGTCAATATCAAGAGCTAGTAGGCAGAATGTTTGGTAGTTTTATTGAATTTAAATGGAATAGTACAACAAAAAAATTAACGCTACTACAAAGACCTAGAGCAGAAGAAACTTTAATGTTATACTGCTATAATCAAAGACCTGATATGCAGCTATTAGATGATTATATGGCAAAGCAATGGATTAAAGATTATACACTTGCAGGCTGTAAATATATGTTAGGCGAAGCAAGAAGCAAGTTTGCTACTATTGCAGGTCCACAAGGCGGATCGACACTCAACGGCGATAGCCTAAAAGCAGAAGCACAAGCTGAAATGGAAAAACTAGAGCAAGAAGTATCAATGGCGCAGGCTGGCGGCACAGGCTACGGATTTACTATAGGTTAAAGATCGTTATCATGTATATACAGCTGAATAAGTGCATAGTGTAAAATCTTCATAAGATCTTTTCTATGATCGTCCTTTTCGCCTTTATTACCATAACGATTTGAATACTTGTCCACGTTTCCCATACAGAACCCTGTACCGTGACCTCGTTCAATAATTACTTCAGTTGATTGAAACTTATTAGTAGCATAGTGACCCTTATATGTAGAGTCAACATACTCTTGAAATTCTGCAATCAAGTTACCTTCGTTAAATTTATAATCTATAGTCATTGGTTATCCTTATGTTTTGTATATAATAACAAACCAATAGTAGATTGTCAACCTAAAAATCAGCTACAAGATCTCCTTGTTTCCACTTTACGCCTTCTTTTTGTAAAATGCGTTGACAGTTAGCGCAGATAGTTTTTAGATTGTTATACTTACAATTATCTAAATTACCGTCTATATGAAACACATTAAACTGTTCAGTGTGCGCTGATTTGTAGCCACATTTCTCGCAGTAGGATTTCTTGTCATACCCTCTTAATTTCCATTTTGGAATTCCGTGCCCGACGCCATGTTTATTACATATTTCGCATCGTTTTCTATAGTAAGTCTTCTTGCCCTTTTTATAGTTTATAGCAGCAGGGCGCATTCCGCATATACATAAAGGTCTCATAAAAGTATTTACACCTTTTGTGCCCCTTTTTTGCATGGTATAACCGGGTATTTTTATTTTATCTTACTAAATACATTAGCATGTTTACTTTCAAGGAGAAGACACAATGGCATTAACATCACCGGGTGTAGAGGTTAAGGTAATAGACGAGTCGTTCTATACACCTGCCGAACCAGGCACCGTACCAATGATATTTGTGGCATCGGCACAGAACAAAACCAACGCATCAGGCACTGGTGTTGCTCAGGGTACACAGAAGGCAAATGCTGGCAAACCATACTTAATCACTAGCCAGCGTGACCTTGCTGATACATTTGGCGATCCACTATTTTACACAGATAACAACAACAATCCGTTACACGGAAATGAACTTAACGAATACGGACTACAAGCTGCGTATTCATTCTTAGGCGTTGCAAACAGGGCATATGTTGTTCGTGCTGACATCGACCTAGGCGAACTAGAGGCAACATCGACTGCACCAGGTGCAGCACCAGAAAACGGCACATACTGGTTCGACACACGCAATTCAGCGTTTGGTATTTTTGAATGGAATGGCGCAGCTAGATCAACAACCGGCGGCCAAACTTTTAGTGTAAAATATCCAACAGTTATTACTGAAGTTTCAAAAGTAACAGGTAGTGCAACATCACCTGGTGCACCAAAAGGTTCAGTAGGTGCAGTAGGCGATTATGCATTAGTTGCAGTAAGTACACTTAACAAACTATGGTACAAAAATAGAACAGGTACTTGGGTCGAAGTAGGCTCAGATGATTGGCAAAATAGTCTAGCAACTGTTACAGCAACACAGAGTGCTCACACTGCTACTAAAACAATGATCATTAACGGAACAACAATTACTGCAACCGGTACAACAGCAGCTAGTTTAGCTACTGACATTGGAACAAACATTCCAGGTATTAGTGCAGCAGCAGTAAACGGCGTACTTGAAATTTATTCAGAAGGTGACGCAGTTGTTATCGGAACAGGCGGCGCAAACGCTGGCCTAGAAGATGACTTAGGTATTGCAACAGGCACTTATGCTGCTCCAGCAGTAGAAATTGCTCCGCATACACTAGTTCCAGAATGGAAAGCAGCAGACACAACTCCGAGACCAACAGGATCAGTTTGGGTTAAAACTACTGAGCCAAACGGCGGCGCAGCTTGGGCAATCAAGCAGTACAATGCAACTACAAAACTATGGTCAAGTGTAGCTGCTCCTTTATATGCTGATAATTCAACAGCAATACATTGGCTAGACAGAAGTGGCGGCGGAATTAACATTGCAGCTGGTACATTATATGTACAATACAATGTTGGCGAAACAGCACAAAAAGATGCAAACTTTAAAATCTTTACACGCCAAGTTGCAGGTGAAACTGTTATTACTAGTGATAAAATTGCAGCTGGTACTATAACGGCAGCGTCAAGTAGATTTGATATTATAGAGTCTGTAAAAGGTTCTCCAACAATGTCAGCAGCTACAACAATTACAGCAACTTATGCTGCTGCAAACACTGATGCTGAAGTACTTGCAAATGCAATTAACGCAGCAGGATTAACAAATGTTCAAGCAAGTGTTACTGCCGATAACAGAGTATCTATCACGCACAAACTAGGCGGCGAAATCCGTTTTGTTGATCATGATAATGTACTATCAGATGCAGGATTTACTCCAGGCACAACTGCAAACTTATATGATTATACAGCTGAAGATTCAACTGTGTATTTTATTGCATCAAACTGGAAAGTTCTTACATATACACAAAGTGACGATGCACCAACTGCACTAACAGCAGACGGTACACTATGGTATAATGCAATTGTAGACGAGATGGACATTCTTGTACACAATGGCACATCATGGGTAGGTCGTAAAGCTGTTGGATCGGGACTAGATGTAGATAATATTGATAATCCGATCGTAAGTGCAACTACACCTACGAAACAAAGCGACGGTACATCTGCATTAATTGACGGTGATCTTTGGATTGATACATCGGATCTAGAAAACTTCCCAAGAGTTTACAGATACGACACAACAATGCCTACACCGACAGGATGGGTACTACTAGATAGTTCAGATCAAACATCAGAAAACGGTGTATTGTTTGCTGATGCACGCTGGTCAACAGCTGGCTCAAACAGTGACGAAGCAACAATTGATGAACTTGCAGTAAGTGACTACCTAGACCCAGATGCACCAGATCCAGCACTATATCCAAAAGGTATGATCCTCTGGAATCTACGCAGAAGTGGATTTAATGTTAAGAAATTTGTTCGCAACTACATTGACACAACTGCTGATAACGAGCGTAACGGTGACGAATCAATGACATCATACTACCCACACCGTTGGGTAACTGAGTCAGGTAACCAAAACGACGGTGCAGGCAGCTTTGGCCGTAAAGCACAGCGTAAAGTTGTTGTACAACAGTTACAAGCATCAATTAACAACAATGATGAAATCCGTGATTCGGAAGCTAGACTGTTTAACCTAATGGCAACACCAGGTTATCCAGAGCTAATCGGAGAAATGGTAACACTCAATGTTGATAGAGGCTTAACAGCGTTTATCGTTGGTGATTCTCCAATGAGACTAACACCAGATGCAACTTCATTGAATGAATGGGCAACTAATGTTAACTCAGCAGTAGAAGACAATGACGACGGTCTAGTAACTAGTGACGAATACATGGCAGTATTTTATCCAAGCGGATTTACAAGCGACAACTTTGGCAACAATGTTGTAGTTCCAGCTTCGCATATGATGCTACGCACCATGGCACTAAGTGACAATGTTAGCTATCCGTGGTTTGCACCAGCAGGCACAAGACGCGGCGGCATTACAAATGCAACATCAACTGGTTATATCAATAACGAAGGTGAGTTTGTATCAGTAGCACTAAACGAAGGTCAAAGAGACACGCTATACAGCAATAATGTAAACCCTGTAACATTCATTACAGGTGCTGGACTAGTAAACTTTGGTCAGAAAACTCGTGCTAGAAACGCAAGCGCACTTGATAGAATCAATGTTGCAAGACTAGTTATACATCTACGCAGTCAGCTTAATAAACTGGCTAAGCCGTATATCTTTGAACCTAATGATAAAATCACTAGAGATGAGATTAAAACAGCAGCAGAAAGTTTATTACTAGAACTAACTGGCCTAAGAGCTTTAAACGACTTCCTAGTTGTGTGTGATGAAACAAATAACACTCCGGCAAGAATTGATCGTAATGAGCTATACTTAGACATTGCAATTGAGCCAATCAAAGCAGTTGAATTTATTTACATTCCATTGCGCTTGAAAAACACAGGAGAGATTGCAGGTCTTTAATACATAGTTTGGACCCCTGAAATACGGGGTCCAATAAATGATAAATACTTGTGTACAGGAGTAAAATATGGCAATTTCAACACTATCTAAAATCACAGTGCCACTGGACGGTGGAGGAGGCAATCAAACGCAAGGTTTGTTGATGCCAAAACTTCAGTACCGTTTTAGAGTGTCACTTACAAACTTTGGGCTAAGTGGATCGACCACAGAGCTTACAAAGCAAGTAATGGACGTTACTCGTCCAACAGTAAACTTTGAAGAAATCGAACTTCCGGTTTACAACTCGCGTATATACTTAACTGGCAAACCAGCTTGGGAGCCAATTACGCTTAACTTACGTGAAGATGTAAACAACAATGTTCAAAAACTTGTTGGTGAGCAAATTCAAAAACAATATGATTTCTTTGAACAAGCAAGTGCTCCATCGGGCATTGACTATAAGTTTACAACTAAGATTGAAATCTTAGACGGCGGCAACGGTAACACAGATGTAGGCATACTAGACACATTTGAACTATACGGTTGTTTTGTGCAGAACGCAAACTATAACACGCTAGCATATGCAACAAACGATCCAGTATCAGTTACACTAGCAATCCGTTATGATAACGCAATCCAAACAGTTGGCGGCGGCATTAGTGCTGAATCAGTTCCAACAGGTGGCGGCTCGTTATCAACAGGTTCAGGTTAATAACAATTTTAATATCGAGTAAAAAGGAGCCTCTGGGCTCCTTTTTTATTATCTACGCACTTAATTTATTAAGATAAATATTAGTATGGCAAAGACAACAAAATACGGCGCAACTAACAGTAAAGCAAATTTAACATTAGCTGACTATTGGCATGCTTCTCATACCTTTGTAGACGGGTTTTATAGACTTGCTCCAAAGCATAAATTTCTATACCATGTTAGCTTTACAATTAACAGTGCAGTTGCAGGCGGATTTGTAGAAAAACATGGTAACGAAATTGGACTGTTAGCTAAAAGAGCTGACTTACCTAAATTCGATATTGACACTAGTGTTGTACAACAATACAATAGAAAAAAAGTAATTCATTCGCGTTTAGATTATTCGCCAGTATCTATAACTTTCCATGATGACAACGAAGGCGTAAGCACCCGTTTATGGCAAGCATACTACGAGTATTATTTTGCCGACTCTCAAAGTTTATATCCTTCGAACAATGTATATAAGCCATTGGGTCCAAAAAAATACGGTTTAGACAACGGCAGTGACGACCCGTTTTTTACACGCATAAGTATATCAGAAATAGCAAGACACACGCATCATACTACACATTTAATAATGCCTAAAATTACTGCCTGGCAACACGATACTCTAGATGCATATGCGTCATCTGAAACTGTTGAAAGTACTATGCAAATACAATATGAAACTGTAAAATACGAAACAGGTAATATTGTAGAAGGTGAATCGCCGAAAGGATTTGCTACACCAGAGCATTATGACCAGGAAAAAAGTTTTATAGGCCTAAACAGTAGTAGTCCAAACGAAGTTGGATCAACAGTTAATAACTTACCTGAAAAATTTGACAGTGTGCTATTTACTAAACATGATTCAGATTATTCTACAACAAATGAAGAATCGGTAATTGCATACCAGCAAACTAAAGACCCGACACTAGAAGGTCTTAGACCAAACGGACTAGAGCTAACATTTAGTGAAGAAAACAGCAAAGACAATATAGGTATAAACGGAGTATTTTTTGCAAGTCCACAGCAGAAAAAACCATCAACTGTTGCATCTCAAAAACAATCAAGTGATCGACTATATGAATCTAACTTTTTATTAGATAAATTAAATCAAAATTCATCACTAAAACAAAGTGTAGTTGAACAGTATTATTTCTTAGAAACTCGCAATAGTAATTTTAAATCATTGTCATCAAATGCTAAGAATTTTTATGTAAATGAATTTTTAGATAACATTCGAAATAACAATCCAAAATCTATAAGTATCGCGAGTAAAGCAGTAAATACATTATAGGAGATAATAATGGCAGAAGAACAAAAGTTTTTTGATAATTATTTTACAAAACAATTAACATTCCCCAGCAGTCAAGTTGATGCGGTTGTAGCATTTTTTGAAAAAAGAGGCTTTGAAACTAACAGTGCTCAAAGCGTTGCAGCAGTATTACTTAAACAAGCTAAACTAGATAGCATACCAGTCTTTGAATTACTAGATAGTTTAGGAAATTTAGATCAATTAAAATTAAATAAAATGGTACTCGAAGTGATCAACGCTAATAGTCCTAGATCAAGAGAACTTGGCGTCAAAACTAATACCGTAGTTAATACTACAGAGTCAAGAAATATTGTTGTATAATGCGATATGTACAAGGCAAGTTTAATCTAAAAAACCCTGAAAAATATATGGGAGGAAAAACTCCTACATATAGAAGTAGTTGGGAATTTGCCTTTATGAGATTTTGTGACTTACATCCTAGTGTAAGCAAGTGGGCTAGTGAAGCAATTAAAATCCCCTATAGAAATCCACTTAGCGGAAAACAAACTATATATGTTCCAGATTTTTTTATAGTATATGTTGATGCGAAAGGCAAGCAACATGTAGAACTGATCGAAGTTAAACCAAAGAATCAAGCAATAAAAGAAAAGACTGGAAAAAGTATGCACAATAAAGCTCACTGGGTTCTCAATCAAGCAAAATGGGAAGCAGCTAGAGCGTACTGCAAGCAACAAGGTATACGCTTTAGAGTAGTAACAGAAGATGATATTTTCCATACTGGAAAAAGATAAATAGTTATAGTAGCATATAATGGAAAACCTATGACTAAAAAACTAGAAGATTTATTAAACTTACCAGATTCAAAAGAAATTATCAATCAGGCAGAAGTTCAAGAAAAAGAACAAGAAAAATACGATCTAGCAGAACAGGAAAAAACATTTGATGCTATGGTCGAATTTGATAAAATTAGTGCTGCATTGCCCGCTGTAAAAGGCTTAGGCGAAATGGCAGACAAAGAATTAAACGAAGTTGCAGATAGAGCTATAACAGCATATGACGATTTAATGGACTTAGGCATGAATGTAGAACAACGATATGCTGGTAGAATTATGGAAGTTGCTGGCAACATGCTCAAAACTGGCTTAGATGCAAAAGTAGCTAAACTAGACAAAAAATTAAAAATGGTAGAACTGCAACTTAAGAAAGAAAAGATGGATAGAGATTCATCACCGGGCGGTGACGGAGATATTGTCAACGGCGAAGGCTATGTAGTAACTGATCGCAACAGCCTACTAGAGAGACTAAAAGGTCTAGATAAAGATAAATAATATATAAGATAGGAATTGCGTAATGAAATCTTTCACAGAATATTTAACAGAGTCAAAAAAAACTTATGACTTTAAAGTTGGTGTTGCCGGCGATCTTGCAGATGGCTTTGCAGACAAACTAGAAACTTGCTTAGAGAAATATGCATTGTCTAATATCTCAGCAGGTAAGAAAACACCAATACAAGAAAGACCACTAGATTTTCCGCAATTAGAAAACATGGAAATAACATATTGGGATGTTGAAGTTAACTATCCTACAACTGTACAAATGATGCAAGAGTATATTTCTCGTGCTTGCGGAATTTCACAGGCATATGTGATTGTTAGAGATCCTGCTGCGCCACAAGAAGAATATCAAGAACCAAAGTCAAATGAGCCATATGAAGCAATGCTAGGCAAAGAAGACATGGGAGGCGAAAGCGCACAGGAAAGTGTAGGCGATAACCGTGTTATGGATCTTCTAAAAGAGCTAGAAACTGCTCGCAAAGACAATACAAATGATCCGTTAGAAGGCACACCAAAAGGCGAGTCAAAAGATATCACAGATGAAGTAAACAGTAAAAGTACTGTAGGGAGTTAATTATGGATATGAACAAACTACTTAGTAACCTTGATAGTATTGAAAAAGGTACATTCGACGGACCAGTAGCACAAGACAAAAGCGAAATGAAGGCTATTTTAGAATCTTTACAGTCGGTAACACTAAGTGAAAACCCAATACCGGGTGCAATGGGTGCGACAAGCATGCCAGAGCCGGAAAAGGTAACAATGAATGTTAATATGTCTGCGCAGGGCACAGACGGTATTGCAGACTTGCTAAAATTAATGGGTGCAGCTTCGACGCCACAAGAAGCACCGATGAGTATGCCAATGCCTGCTAAACTACCAGCTCCTGACACGCACGACGACGAAATGGGCGACATGAAGAAGATGATGAAAATCTCAACAGATGGCCCAGAAGACGAAGTTGAAAAAGAAGATTACGCTAACGAGCCAGACGAAGAGTATGCAGATACACAAACAATGACACGAGATTTAGCAGGCGGCCTAAACAGAGAAAAACCTAAGAGTGCAATTCGTGTAAAAGATCCAGCAGTAGAATCTATTAAATCTCAACTGTGGGCAGCACTAAACGAAAAGAAATCAAACCTTGACGAAATATCAAGCGATATGGCAAAGCGTTATACTAAAAATGCAAAAGTAGATCGTGACAACACTGATGATATTCTTAAAAGAGACGGTTCAACTAACGACTGGAAAGCAAACCAAGAGTTGCAGAAAAGAAATGCTAAAAGAACCAAAGGCATGAATAGAGCCAAGAAGCGTATAGAAAAATAAGCTCTCTACTGAGCGACCCCAAATAGCGCCTTCGGGCGCTATTTTTTTGGATAAGTAATTGTATGTCAAAGTCACTCGACGGCGTCTTAATTAAGAAAGCCAATAAACAAGAAACATATACTGAAGAACAAATTGCAGACCTAGTTGCCTGCATGGATCCCGATGAAGGGTATTTGTACTTTGCTCGCAAGTTTGCATATATTCAACACCCTGTAAAAGGCAAACTGTTGTTTGATCCTTATGAGTATCAGCTACGTTTGATGCACAGTTATCACAGCTACCGTTTTAATATTAACATGATGCCTAGACAAACAGGCAAGACCACATGTGCTAGTATCTACCTAGCATGGTATGCAATGTTTAATCCAGACCAAACAGTTCTTGTTGCCGCACACAAATACACAGGTGCACAAGAGATTATGTCACGCATACGCTTTGTATACGAAACTTGTCCAGATCATATTAGAGCAGGTGTTACAAGCTATAACAAAGGCTCAATTGAATTTGAAAACGGATCACGTATTGTAGCACAAACAACAACAGGCAACACAGGACGTGGTATGTCAATCTCGCTACTATACTGTGACGAATTTGCATTTGTGCAACCTAACATTGCGGAAGAGTTTTGGACTTCGATATCACCTACGCTAGCAACAGGTGGTCGTGCTATTATTACATCAACACCTAACTCAGACGAAGATACATTTGCTACTATTTGGAAACAAGCAGAAGATAAGTTTGATGAATATGGTAACGAACAAGAATTAGGCACAAACGGCTTTCACAGTTTTGTTGCACAATGGGACGAACATCCGGATCGTGACGAGGCATGGAAAGTAGAAGAAATTGGTCGTATTGGTGAAGAAAAGTTCCGTCGAGAATACGGTTGTGAATTCCTAGTATTTGATGAAACCCTAATCAACAGTTTAAAACTAGTTACTATGGAAGGTATTAGTCCTATTACTAACATGGGACAAATACGTTGGTATAAAAAACCAACCAATCAATATACATACTGTATAGCTCTAGATCCTAGCATGGGCACAGGCGGCGACTATGCTGCTATACAAGTATTTGAATTACCCACGTATAAACAAGTTGCTGAATGGCAACACAATACAACGGCCATCCCAGGACAAATCAGAGTCTTATCAGAGGTGTGTAAGTACCTAGTAGAGCAGACGAATAACCCGACAGGAATTTACTGGAGCGTGGAGAACAATGGTATAGGCGAAGCTGCTCTAATCGTTATAAACGACTTTGGTGAGGAGAACATTCCGGGTTTGTTTGTCAGTGAGCCTATCCGCAAGGGCCACGTCCGTAAATTCCGCAAAGGATTCAATACTACTCATAGTACTAAAATTACAGCATGTAGTAGATTAAAAACAATGATCGAAAATGACAAAATGCTTATACAAAGTAAACCATTAATAAGTGAATTAAAAAACTTTGTAGCAACGTCAAGTTCTTATCAAGCAAAGCCAGGCACAACAGATGACCTAGTGAGTGCAACACTTCTTGCTATTAGAATGATGGCAGTACTAAAAGACTGGGATCCGAGAGTGTATGATTCATTCAATCAAACTGACGATCTAGATGAGTACGACATGCCAATGCCAATCTTCATTAGTAGCAATTATTGATAAATACATTATGAAAGATCTAAACACAATAGGCGAAGAATTATTCGATAAGATTAGAGGTCGTTTTCCCAGCGTCACTATAGGTGGCGAAGATGGCAAGACAACTAACGAACCATCTGAAGCTAGATTCTTTGATTTTGAATATCAAGAATCAGGCAGACCACTTGGCAATGTAAGTGTATCTATATCAGAAGATGATGGCCTAACAGTAATATACTCTAAAGATATTGTTGCCAATGAAGATAGTGCAACAAAAAATACATGGTTTGAATTTTTAAAAGACCTTAGACAGTTTGGTAAAAAACGTCTAATGGACTTTGATGTAAGAGATATTACAAAATCAAATTTAACAAAACGAGATTACAAATTTTTAGCGAACAGACGTTTCGGAGACAGCAACATGAACGAATCAAAACTATATGGCACATCACGCACAAGCTATCAAAAAGTTGGCGAAGCACGTATTATGATCAAACATACAGAAAACGTAAACTTAGAAACAGCTAATCCTAGAACAAAAAAGATTGGCACAATATACATCGAAAGTGCAGATGGCGAAAGATTTAAATATCCGTTTAAGCATCTAAGTGGCGCTAGAGCAATGGCTCGTCATGTTGCAGAAGGCGGTAACTTATATGACGACTTTGGATCGCACATCATCGGACTATCAGAAGAGATGGCAAACCTACGCAAGTTTAAAAGCTATATGGGACGTAGTGCTGTGATGGCAGAAAGTCTAGCAGGATATATGGACGTTGTACAAGAACGTATTTCAACAGTCAAGAAAACCATCACTTCGCTACAAAAGCCAGCATATTATGCAGAAACTGTCGCTGCCTTTGAAAAGCCTATGTTAGAAGATGTTCCGAGTGATGTTGCAGAAAGTTGGATTGACGAATTAACTATCAAACAATTTAACGAAGAACTACAAGATATCTTCCCTTATATTTACAATCTAGTAAAAGAAGGTACAAAAGCCAAAGAACTAGGACCAGATGATTTAGTGTCAGAAGATAGTAAAGACGAAGAAGTAGACGAAACAGATAACAGCAAAACAACACTTACTAAAGAAGAAATTGCACTAGAACAAGGCTTTGAAGAAATGATGGGCCAGTTTGCAGAAGGCGACAAAGACGGCAGAATTGACACATCACATTGGCATTCAGATGACGAAGGCGATTATGCATACGACGATGAAGATGAAGACGACACTGACGAAGCAGGCAGCATCGAAGAGCCAAAAGAACAAAAAACACCATTAGGTGAGTTCATTCTAAGTTACTTTGATAGAGAGACAGGCGTGTTCCCAAAAGGCGAAACAGCAGTACTTACTATGGTAGAAAAAGATTACGGCGAGCAGTTCATAGAACCTGCCAAGGCATTTATCGAGCAAGTAGGCACAAAGTTTGAAGAGTTTCAGATGCAGACACAACCACAGCAAATGGAAACAGATGACGAGTATGATAGAGTACGTCAACTGGCAGGATTACGATAAATTCAAATATAAAGCATTTTATGCTTGACAAGATAAAT